GGAATCAGCAAGCAGTACGCTGATACTTACATTGAAGGAGTAAAAGCTTTGGGTCAACAGATAGGTAATCAGGTAAAGGATTCTGTAGGTGGCTCTGGTGAATATCAGAACATGGTGGAATGGGCAAAAGCTAATTATACTCCTGAACAAATACAAGCTTATGATAATGCTGTTAACAGTGGTGATGTTCAACTGGCAAAGTTAACTGCCAGAGGACTTCAAGCTGACTATCAGAATTCTTCAGGATATGAAGGACAAACTGTAAGCGGAGACACTTCTCTGAGGATGAGTGACAGCTCCGATGTCTTTCGTAGTAATGCTGAAGTAACAGCAGCTATGAAAGATCCTAGATATGAAACTGATATGGCTTATCGACAAGATATCAGAGATAAACTTGAGAGATCTGAAGTGTTTGCTTTAGGTGCTACTTAAGAGAACAAAGCACAACGAGCTATAGAGTAATTAAACAAGTAGACAAAGACCTGCTGAGGTGGATAATCTTTAGTTGAAAGTTGATGAAGAAGTATAGCAATTTTTGTTATAGATACTTTTTATTAACTAAATTAAAGGAGACTTGCTATGGGTGTAACAGCGACTACCGCACCTGTTCAAGTAATGTCTCGCTCTGGTCAAAAAAATAGTGCTGGTGATTCCAGTGCTATGTTTCTTAAGGTCTATGCTGGTGAAGTATTGACCGCTTTTGAGCAAGCTAGTGTTACGATGGACAAGCACGTTATCCGTTCTATCAGTTCAGGTATTTCAGCTCAGTTCCCACTTGTGTGGAAAACTGCTTCAGTTGAATACGCCTATGTTAACAGCTCAGGTAGTACTGCTACTACGGCTGTTGAACTTGATGGTACGGCAATCAATAAGAATGAGAAGGTCATTCCTATTGACGGTCTGTTACTTGCAGATCACTTTGTCAACAACCTTGACGAAGCTATGAATCATTATGATGTACGTTCTATTTATGCTAAAGAGGCTGGTATTATACTTGGTACTCAATGGGATAAGAATGTACTTCAAGAAGGTGTGTTAGGAGCACGTTCCTCTACGCTCGTTACGAGTGGTAACGGTGGAGCTGTACTTACTAATGCCTCTTATGGAACTTCCGGTTCTACTTTGGGTGGTGGCTTGTTTGATGCTGCTGAAGAACTAGATGAAAAGAATGTTCCTGAAAATGATAGATATATGTATGTACGCCCTGCCCAGTATTACTTAATGGCAGAAACGACTGACCTGATCAATCGCGATTGGGGTGGAAGAGGAGTATATGCAGAAGGTGAAGTTATGAAGATCGCTGGTATTCATCTTGTGAAAACTAACAATCTTCCTATTACTACTGTCAGTGATTCTACTGGAGTCACAACTCATGAAGGTAACTTCTCTACGACTAAGGCATTAGTTATGCACAAGTCAGCAGTAGCTACTGTTAAGTTGTTGAATCTAGCAGTTGAAACTGAATACGACATTAGACTTCAAGGCTGGTGGATTGTGGCTAAGTACGCTATGGGTCATAGTTTCATTCGTCCTGAGTGTTGTGTTGAACTTAAAACCTCTTAAGGAAAGGATATTATACTATGACTGATATTGCTAATATCCAATCCTTAGCAGTTGCTTCTAATACTGTTACTAATGTAGCACTAGTTCAGCCCTATGCTGATAATGCTACTATTGGTACGTCTTTCGAGACGATTTCTAATACTGATGCAGATCAGGTACTTCCTGTTATTGTTGGTGCAGACATTGATGTAGTCTCTGCTAGTGCAGCAGATGATGACGGTTCTACTGGAGCTACTGCTGTTAGAGTAACGTATCTCGATGAGGAGTTTAATCAGTATACTGAAGATGTTACTATGAACGGTACATCTGAGGTTGAAATGACTGAGCAGACAATTTCCTTTATCCAGAAGGCTGAAGTTATTTCTTCTGGTACTGGTTTGGCTGCTGCTGGTGCTATCACTATCGCTGATGTAACTGGTGGTGGAGTACACGCTGTCATTGATGCAGGTTCTAAAGAGTCAGGAAACTGTACTTGGAAGATTCCTGCTGGTCACACTGGCTATGTTCACGGCTTCTGGTATGATGTAGATTCCGTTGCTGCTGGTCAGGGTACGGCTGAGATTGCTCTTCAGGTGGCTCATGCTGAGTCCTCTGGTGTAGCTAATTCTGAATCGTGGCGTACTGTTGCTAAAGTAACTTTGGTAGAGCAAGACTCTGACGTAGTTGCTGCTAGTGGTGGTAATGGTGGAACTAATGCAGGTTCATTCTCCTTTCCAGGAAATGTTCCTTTCGTTGTTCCTGCTAAGGCTATGGTAAGGCTGGCTGGTAAAGCTTTGTCTACTGCTGTAGCTGCTACTTGTGGGTTCAGTATGTCGGTACAAGGTTCTGGTAGTGGTACTACCGTAACCTCGAGTTAACCTTTTGAGGGGTCTAAGGTAACACTTAGGCTCCTCATTTTTTTTATATTTTGGAGATACAATGACTGATACAAGTAGAACCGTAAGCGACTTAGTTACTAACTTGTTTCAAGACAGTCAGGCTGCTGGTTCTATTACCCCTCAGGACCTGCGTGACTTCATTGAAACAACCCAAACAAAACAAGGTAGTATGTATGTTTCAACTCCTGGTAGTACTACAATTGCTGGAGCTGGAACATATGTAGAAGGAACGGCTGGAACTTGGACTTTAAGTACAGCTCCTACTGCAAATGAATTTGATGAAAATACAGATGGCAGACTAAGATATACAGGGACTCCTACAATTAACTGTCTATTCTTAGCTTCAGCTTCTTTAGAAATTAATACCTCTGCTGTCGATAAAGAATTTGGATTAGCTATACATAAAAACGGAACCTTAATTACAGGTACTAAAATAGTAGGATTCTCTCCTGCTACTACAGTTAACTCAGTTAACCTTGTTACATTTGGATATGCTTCTATGGCTACCAATGATTATGTTTCTATTTTTGTAGCTAATATAGACAGTACAGATAATTTAACTATTAGAACTGCTCAAGTTATGGGTATGGGATTGGTAACTTAAAATGTCACACTTTACTACAGTTCCTGTCAATGAACTAGAAGCTGTTAATATGCTCTTAGCTGCTGTAGGAGAAGCAGCAGTTTCAAGTTTAGAAACAGCAACAACCGTAGATGTTACACAAGCTAAGAATTTACTATCTAATATTAACAGGGAAGTACAGCAGAAAGGCTGGCACTTTAATACTGAATGGGATGTAGTTTTATCTCTTGATTCTGATAGTAGGATTCCACTTGGTACTACAATTCTATCTATTTATTCTCCTACTAAGATGACTACAATCAGAGGAAGGGAAGGATCTCCTTTTCTTTATGATTTAGATAACAATACTTTTACTTGGACTACCTCTGTAAATGATGCTGTTACGATTACGTTGTTGGATTTTGAAAATATACCTCAAACTGCTAGGCAGTATATTACGACTAAAGCTGCTCGAATCTTCCAAGAAGAAATCATTGGACAAGTTTCAGCAGAAGCAGTAAATAGACAAGAAGAAGTAGAAGCCTATGCAGATTTACTAGATGATGAAGGAGAGCGTTCTGGATATAATGTTGGGTATGGTACAAGAGATATGTATAATACCACCAAGCTCTACAGGAAAACATGGTAAATGCCACTAATAACAGAACAAATAAGTAACTTAATTAATGGAGTTTCACAACAGCCCCCTTCTTTAAGGTTAGCTTCCCAATGTGAAACTCAAGAAAATGGCTTAATTACCATAGCAGAAGGATTAAAGAAAAGACCCCCTTTAGAATTTGTAGCCAAGCTAAATAATAAAACTGATACTGATGCTAATATACATTTCATTAATCGTGATGAAACTGAGCAATATGTTATCAGTATCACCTCAGATCAATTCAGCACCGATTTTAGCGGTGATTTCTCAGGATCTGAAATGGAGGTATGGGATTTAGATGGGACATCTAAGAGTGTCTCAGGAGCTACAGGAGACGTATTAACTTATATCACTACAGTTGATGCTAGAGATAATATTAAATTATTTACCGTAGCTGACTATACATTTATCTTAAACAAAACTGTAGCTACTGCCAAGTCAACAACTACAGGAGACACAAGAGATCCTGAAGGTATTGTATTTCTTAAACAAGCTACGAATGCTACTGATTTTCTAGTCTATGTAGATGGTACTTTAAGGTCTACAATTAATGGTAGTAATGATGCTGGTACTCAAATAACAGATTGTTTTGATGAATTAACAACTAATATTGGAGCTACATTTAATGTTACCAAGTTTGGTAGTTCAAATGTCCATATAACTAAAAAAGATGGTAGTGATTTTACCCTTCATGTAGAAGCTCCAGAAGGAAACTGTATAGCTGTTAAGGAAAGTGTAGTAGATTTTACGGATCTTCCTGGAAGAACTAAAGATGGTATGATTGTAAAAATTACCGGAGATCCTAGTTCTGGAACTGATGATTACTGGATTAAACATAATAACCAAGCTGATGAAGATGTAG